TGATGAAGACGATCTTATTGGTGGATTTCGACTTGTGGATGGTGCAACTGTTTGGCATAACGGACCTGTCATTGAAGCACTTCAGAGAGGAGCTATCTTGCTACTTGATGAAATTGACCTTGCTAGTAATAAAATCCTGTGTCTTCAGTCCATCCTTGAAGGTAAGGGTGTGTTCCTGAAGAAGATTGGTAAATTCATCAAACCATCTAAAGGATTCAACGTATTCGCAACAGCAAATACCAAGGGTAAGGGTTCTGATGATGGTCGTTTTATCGGCACCAACGTCCTCAATGAGGCATTTCTGGAACGATTCCCAGTGACCTTTGAGCAGCAATATCCTACTCCTGCAATTGAACAGAGGATCCTTGAAGGTATTGCACTGGATCTTGGTGTGGAAGATCGTGACTTCTGTAAACGTCTAGTTGATTGGGCAGATATTATTCGTAAGACTTTCTATGATGGTGGTATTGATGAGATTATTAGTACTCGTCGTCTGACTCACATTATTCGTGCTTATAGTATCTTTAATGATAAGGCAAAAGCAATTCAAAGCTGTATCAATCGTTTTGATGAAGAGACCAAGCAATCTTTCATGGAACTATATGATAAGGTAGACGCTGATTTTAAGATGCCTGATGATAATATTTCTACCTTCGGCATTGACGAACAGATGGGATCTTGATATAATGACTAATGCTTGGAGTTTATTGTATGATGAAATGGAACATTCAAAATATTACTATGAATATGATCGTAATGATTTAAATAGGAAAATCCCAGAAATGATAAATTGTGATGGATATACCTGCAGTATATCTACTGCTACGGAATCGGATTATCAAGACTTCTGGGAAAGTACTGACACACTTACACAACCAATTAATTTGAATATGGACATACCACACTTTTGGAAATATGAAGAGGATTTAACTCTTAAAGAGGTTAGGGATTATCTCTCTGGAACCTATCGTTCACACTATACTTCTGAAGATTCAAAAACTCAAACACTTGATTTGATTGAAAGTATTGGTGATGCAGAACCTTTCTGTAGATCTAATGCTATCAAATATCTCTCTCGATTTGGTAAAAAGGATGGTAAGTCGAAACAGGATATTCTAAAAGCAATTCATTATTGTATATTGCTTTACCATTTTTCTGGACTCCATAAAAAAACTGGAGAACCTTATCCTCAATAAACATGAAAATTCGTGAAAAAACAATGAAACTATCTGAAAAAACTCTAAACATTCTTAAGAATTTTTCTTCTATCAATCAATCGATTCTTGTAAAGCAGGGTAATCAACTTCGCACTATTTCTGTTGCCAAGAATATTCTTGCTGAAGCAGAGATTAAAGAAGAATTTCCTCGTGATTTTGCTATCTATGATCTTAATCAGTTTTTGAATGGATTGAGTCTTCATCAGGATCCTGAGATGGATTTTTCTCCGGATTCATATATTTTAATCCGTGAGGGTAAACGTCGTGTAAAATATTTTTATGCTGATCCTAATGTAATTATTTCTCCTCCGGAGAAAGAAATTCAACTCCCATCACAGGACATTTGCTTTGAATTGCAGCAAGTCACTCTTGAAAAACTCTTAAAAGCGGCAGCAGTTTATCAACTTCCAGATCTTTCTGCTATTGGTGAGAATGGAGTAATCAAACTTGTTGTTCGTGATAAAAAGAATGATACCTCTAATGAGTTTGGTGAAGTTGTGGGGGAAACGGATAAAGACTTTATTTTCAACTATAAAGTTGAAAATATCAAGATTATTCCTGGTGCTTATGATGTTATTGTCTCATCTAAACTATTGTCTAAATTCACAAATTCAAATCATGATTTGAATTATTATATTGCTTTGGAACCTGACTCTACATTTGAATGAAACACATTCTTTTTACATTAAAGGGATGTCCATTCGGACTCTTAGATGATGAAGCACATATTCGCAATGTTCTTGCAAATGCCGCACAATTATCTGAGAGTACTTTACTAGATATTTCTTCCCATAAGTTTAGTCCTTGTGGAGTAACTGCCGTGGCACTTCTTGCAGAAAGTCATATTAGTGTCCATACATGGCCTGAGAATGGTATGGCAGTTTGCGATGTATTTACCTGTGGAGAACACACAAATCCTAGATCTGGTGCTACCTATATGTATGAAGCAATGGGTGCCACAGATATAGTATCTGAAATTTTCAATCGACCTTTAGAATGAATATTTTTGCCACAGAGCAGTGTCCAAAAAATTCTGCAATGGTATTACCTGACAAACATATTGTCAAAATGCCTCTGGAATCTTGTCAGATGCTCTCTATCATTTTTTCAAAATGGTACTATGATTGGGGTACTATTCCGAAAGCAGATGGAACTCCATATGCTACAAAGAAAGGTGCTTTTCGTAATCACCCATCAACTAAATGGGCTGCAGAAACTCTGTATAATACTGCCTGGTTGATTCAACATGGTTGTGCATTGGCAACTGAATATTATCATCGATATGGTAAAATTCATACATGTGCTCAAACTTTATTTGAAGCTAAAAAACTATTTCATCGTAAGACAGAGTTGGCAATTATTTGCCATACACAGGCAAAAGATTTTTCTCGTGCCATGCCTGATGAATGGAAATTTGATGCTACAATAGATACGTTCACTGCTTATAAACGATACATTGCATCTAAACCTTGGGTAAAAGATAATTACCTTCGCAAACCTGAACGTAAACCTGATTGGATTTGATTATGAGTGATTTTATTTGGGTCGAAAAGTATCGACCAAAAACAATTGAAGAGTGCATACTTCCTGACAATACTAAAAAAACCTTCCAATCTTTCCTAGATAAAGGAGAGATTCCTAACATGCTTCTTGCTGGTCCTCCCGGTATTGGAAAGACTACAGTAGCAAAGGCACTCTGCAATGAATTGGGAGTAGATTTTTATGTCATCAATGGATCCGATGAGGGACGTTTTCTCGATACGGTCAGAAGCAATGCAAAATCTTTCGCTTCGACCGTCTCGCTTTCTTCAGATGCAAAACACAAAGTCATCATCATTGATGAGGCAGATAACACGTCCAATGATGTACAACTCCTCTTACGGGCGTTTATTGAGGAGTTTGCTGGTAACTGCAGATTCATCTTCACCTGCAACTACAAGAACAAAATCCTCGAACCACTTCATTCCCGTTGCACAGTGGTTGAATTCGGAATTAGGGGAAAAGATCGTCAAACCATTGCCGCTCAATTCTTCAAAAGAATCCAAGAAATCTTGGGTGCAGAAGGTGTTGAATATGATAACAAGGTCCTGGTAGAACTTATCAATAAACACTTTCCAGATTGGAGACGTGTTCTGAATGAATGCCAAAGATATTCTGTTAGTGGAAAAATTGATTCTGGTATTTTAGCTACTTTTTCTGATGTTGCGGCAAATGAACTTATTAAAAACCTTAAGAGCAAAAATTTCTCAGAAGTCCGAAAGTGGATCGTTTCTAATTTGGATAATGATACTAGCGTTCTTCTTAGGAGGATTTATGATTCTCTTTATGATGCCTTGGTTCCGGGTTCTATTCCTGCTGCTGTGCTTGTTCTCGCTAAGTATCAGTATCAGGGCGCGTTCGTTGCGGATCAAGAAATAAATATGCTTGCATGTCTTACTGAAATCATGGTGGAGTGTGAATTCAAATGACTAGGTGGATTAAAAACGAAGATGGATCTATTCAATCTGTTGACGCATACAAAAGATCTCAGTTTGAAGAGTTCAAAAAAGATCATTTTAGAAAATGGGACAGTTATCAAAAAAGGCATGTTTGGGTCAAAGTAGGATCCGAAAAACATAAGCAGATACTTCAAAACAAACCCAAGGGAAGAAAAGTTCAAACTGCTCCTGTTCAAGTTCCTGCCAACATTGCTCAGAAATGGTACAAAAGTGATGAGTGGAAAAAAGTTAGAAACAATCATATCCATTCCGTTTATACAAGAAATGGTGTCAGACGATGTAATCACTGTGGTGCAGAAGGAAAACATATCAATATGAATGTTGATCACATTTATCCAGTAAGAAGATACTGGTCAATGCGATTGGATCCTAATAATCTTCAAGATCTATGTGATAAATGTAATACGTATAAAATGAATTCTATGGATGAAATGATTGCTAAAAGAAGACTTGTTAATAAAGATGGTCGATGGGTTGTTCTTGAAGTCAAAGATGAACCTTTTGTTTGTCCTGATTGGTTGAAAGACAAAACTCCATTTGACTGGAAAGAGCAAGAGAAACCAAAAAAAATAAAACCAGAAATTCTTGATATAAAAAAATCCAAAAATAATGATGGAGTGTGAATTCAAATGAAAAAGAAAATTGATAAAATTATCGATAAGTCTTTGAGATTTCACCATCGAGATATTCATAAAGAATTCTCTGAAATGAAACTCAGAGCACAGGTAAAATCTAAGTGGTATTATATTTTTTGGGGTATTGCAACTATTTCAGTGGTATCTGGACAACTTTATGTTGGAACTGGATATCGTGCATTGCATGGTGATATGCGAGAACTACTACGAAAGGTTGATGGAGTTCTTCTTCATAGAAATAAAGGATATGGAATATGAAAATCAAGACTACACCACAAAATGTCCAGGAGGCAAATGAGGCACTCTTTCGTGCTACAATGAATTTACCTGCTGCTGCAGAGCATTGTGGTATGACCAATAAGGAAATGAAATTGACCTTTTGGGAATTTTTGAAGTATAACAAACCTGATTATGAAATCTCTGAAATCTCTAAAAACACCTCTTCGATATCCGGGAGGAAAGTCCAAAGCAATTAAAACTCTTTCTCAGTGGTATCCAAAAGTTATCACTGAATATCGTGAACCATTTATTGGTGGTGGTTCTATTGCCATTGATATAACCAAGGTAAATCCAGATATCCCTGTTTGGATTAATGACCTGTATGTGCCACTCTATAATTTCTGGATTCAACTGCGTGATCGGGGACAGGATCTCTCTGAGAGTGTCAGAGAGCAGAAAGAGAAGATGCTTGAGAGTGGCACACAAGATGAGAAGGACAAGTTTGCAAAAGACCTGTTCAATCAATATGCTGATGAGATTGATACCTATGATGACTTCCAGAAGGCAGTTGCCTTCTTCATCATGAACAAGTGTAGCTATTCTGGTTTGACCGAGAACAGCACTTTTTCGCGCACTGCTGCTAACTCCAACTTTTCTTTGGTTGGTGCGGATAAACTTGCTCAGTTCTCAGAACTTATCAAGAATTGGAAGATTACTAATATTGATTACTCTGAGGTAATGAATGCTGAAGGACCGGAAAATACTTTTGTATTTCTTGATCCTCCTTATGACATCAAGGACTTTCTGTATGGAAAAAATCGTGAGATGCACAAATCCTTTGACCATGAAGTGTTTGCTGAAAAAGTTTATGAATGTCCTCATAACTTTATGATCACTTACAATGTGAATGATCGGTTGCTTGAGTTATATAAAGATTATCATCTTGAGTATTGGAAGTTGAGGTATTCCATGGTTCATAGGGGTGACAAGAATACTCAGGATAATGTAAAGACAGAACTTCTTGTTACTAATTACTCTCTTACACCACAAACTCCGATTGAAAAACAATGGAATTGAAAGATTGGTTGAACAGCATTAATCATACAAAGAAACATCTGATTGATGAAGACCCCTCTGTTGAAAAGGAATATCCTGCCTATATTGTGAATCGATGTTTCTCTGGACACATTGATACTTTGATGTTTGCCAATGAAATGAATAAGTATAACTTTCTTCCCAAGAAACTTCAATATGATTTTTTTATAAATATTGTGAGGAAAAAGAAGAGATTTTCTCCCTGGCTCCGACAAGATAAAATCAAAGACCTTGATTATGTCAAACGTTATTATGGTTATAGTAATGAAAAGGCAAAACAGGCTTTGAAAATTCTTACACAAGAACAACTTAATTTTATTAAATCAAAATTTGATACTGGAGGAAGAAAATGAGTGTGGTTAGAGAACCAGAAGTGATTTGGTCTCCTGAACAGATGGTGGAAATTGTCTTGAATGAACCGGATGATTTTTTAAAAGTAAGAGAAACTTTGACCAGAATTGGAGTCGCATCTCGGAAAGAGAAGAAAATCTATCAGAGTTGTCATATTCTGCATAAGCAAGGAAGATATTTTTTAGTTCATTTTAAGGAACTTTTTGCATTAGATGGTAAACATGCGAATCTGACACAAAATGATGTTCAACGTCGCAATCGTATTGCTCAGCTTCTTGCTGATTGGGGTCTGATCAGTATTGTTGATGTTGAAAAAATTCAAAATATTGCACCATTAAATCAAATAAAAGTATTGGCATATAAAGATAAGCAAGATTGGACACTAGAAACCAAATACAATATCGGTTCTAAGAAGAAAAAGACTGAGGAAACCGAATAAAAATGTAGGGGTGGCAACACCCCGTTTTTTATGATCTGTGCTAATATATACTTATGGATGCCTTCGGGGTCCACACAATCAAATCTCGCTTTAACAGGAGAAGTACAAATGGAACTGACGAAGTATAATGCTGCCAACTTAAATCAACTGTTGGATCGCATTACAAGGAACTCTATTGGAATGGACGAATATTTCGATCGTCTATTTACAATTCATGAGACAACATCAAATTATCCCCCATACAATTTGGTTTCGTTAAATAATGTGGAGTCTCGTTTAGAGATTGCTCTTGCCGGATTCAAAAAGAAGGAAGTTTATGTCTATACGGAAGCTGGTAAACTCTTTGTGGAGGGTCAGAAGGAAGATAAAGAAACGGAAACTAACTACGTCCACAAGGGTGTGGCTCAACGGAGTTTTACACGTTCCTGGACGCTCAGTGAGGACACGGAAGTTAGATCAGTTACTTTTGAAGATGGGCTTCTAAATATTGTG